TCTTGCCATACTTTACACCACAGTATAGTTTGACAATCAAACCATTCTCTGACTATGCAGACGTAAAAGAAGACGTTCCAATCATTCTTCAAGGTGTGGCATACTCAGACACATATGAGGGTGCGGTTGGAGATCGAAGAGTTATTAATTACCAATTAGACTTTGAAATGCATGCCAACTTCTACGGACCATTTAATGCTGGTAAAATCATACGTGACGTTGAGACAAACCAATATCTTATCGGTGCTGGTTCAGCAGACTCAGATGTATGGGTTTCAAAAATAAATATCCTACCTAATCCTCTTGGTGCTTCTGCCGATAGTGATTATGGATTCACTACAACCATTACAAATACGGTGGATAGTGCATAACAAGTGAGAAAATATGATGAGCGATTCTGACCAAATAAAATCAGACTATGACCACTCCAGAGATACCTACTACGACCTAATCCAAAAAGGTCAGGAGTCTCTAGATCTAATGATGCAGTTTGCACGTGAGAGTGAACACCCTCGTGCGTTCGAAGTGTTGTCTGGTATGATCAAAAACGTTTCAGACGTAACTGATAGATTGATGGATCTACAGAAGAAAACTAAAGACATAAATAAAGATGAGAAACAAGTCAATGGTACTACAAACCAAAATCTATTTGTAGGGTCAACAACTGATTTGCAGAGAATGCTTCAAGAACAAGATAAGATGGTAGACGTGACACCGAATGATTCATCCGAGTAAGACCTATCTAGGTAATCCCAACGTAAAACGCGATGGTGTATTAGAAGATTGGACTGAAGAAAATCTCCTAGAATACCGAAAGTGTATGAAAGATCCTACACACTTTGCAAAGACATATTGCAAGGTGATATCGCTTGACGAGGGATTAGTACCTTTCAATCTGTATCCATATCAGGAAAAGATGTTCCAACACTTTGACGAAAATCGTTTTAGTGTGGTTCTTGCATGTAGACAGTCAGGTAAATCTATATCGTCTGTTGCATATCTTCTATGGTATGCATTGTTTCACTCCGAGAAGATCATTGCAGTTCTTGCAAACAAAGGTGCGACTGCACGTGAGATGTTGGGTCGGGTTTCTCTTATGTTGGAGAATCTACCGTTCTTTCTCCAACCAGGATGTAAGGCACTTAACAAAGGTTCTATCGAGTTTTCCAATAATTCTCGGATTATTGCCGCCGCTACGTCAGGTTCGTCTATTCGTGGTATGTCTGTATCACTTCTATATCTGGACGAGTTTGCATTTGTTGAAAAGGCATCAGAGTTCTATACATCTACCTATCCAGTTATTTCATCAGGTAAGAATACCAAGGTGATTATCACATCTACCGCAAACGGTATCGGTAATATGTACTACAAGATATGGGAAGGTGCGGTTCAAAAGGTAAACGAGTTCAAACCGTTTAGAGTGGACTGGTGGGATGTTCCAGATCGAGATGAAGACTGGAAGAAACAGACTATATCCAATACGTCACAATTGCAGTTTGACCAAGAGTTTGGCAATACATTCTTTGGAACAGGAGATACACTTATAGGTGCGGAAGCACTTATGTCAATGCGTATGTCAAATCCTTTGCGTATACTTGAAGGTAGTCATTGCCTTATATACGAAGAACCACAAAAGAATAACGACTATGTAATGTGTGTGGATGTAAGTAAAGGAAGAGGACAGGATTACTCTACGTTTAACGTGATCGACGTTAGCACAAGACCCTTTAAACAGGTTGCTACTTATCGATGTAATACTATTTCTCCTATTCTCTTCCCCACCATTATATATAAGTATGCGACGCTTTACAATCAAGCATATGTCATAATAGAATCAAACGATCAAGGTACAATAGTCTGCAATGGACTGTGGCACGACTTTGAGTATGAGAATATGCATACCGAGAGTACGGTCAAGGCAAACAGACTTGGGGTAGAAATGACCCGAAGGACTAAAAGACTGGGTTGTTCTGGAATAAAAGATCTATTAGAAAACCAAAAACTATCCATACACGACGAACAGACCATACTTGAATGTTCTACATTCGAAGCAAGAGGTCAATCGTATGAAGCATCAGATGGAAATCACGACGATCTTATTATGAATCTAGTCATGTTTGGATATTTTATCAACACCGACAGGTTCAGAGATCTTACAGACATCAACATAAAAGAGATGTTGTATAAGAATCGGATCAGTGAGATAGAAAATGATATACCACCGTTTGGATTTTTGGACACAGGAGAAGATCACATCAAGACTTTGGAAGAAAGAGAGCGAAATACCCCTTGGGCAATAGAATATTCTAACGAATTGTAATCTTATAAATACTTTCATTAAGAAGTGAACAATCGTATTATGTATTCATATCATTCAACTCAATAAGGAAAAAGAGTCATGGCAATATTTACCCCATCAGAGTCACCTTCCATTACAGTAAAGGAAGTAGACTTATCTGGTGTCGTGCCAAATGTTCAAACAAGCACAGGTGCTATCGTCGGAAATTTTAATTGGGGTCCAGTGGAACTCGCACAAAAAATTTCTAACGAAAGTTTACTTGCATCAACGTTTGGTTCGCCCGATAGCGACAATTCTGTGGATTTCCACAGTGCCGCATATTTTTTAAGATACTCGAACTCTCTACAAGTAGTTCGTATGTGTAACGGTGCAGAAAATGCATCAGATGCCCTCGCTGACGCGGAGACATTAATAGTAAAAAATCGTGCCGATTGGGATGCACAACTCACTGCGAGAGATGCCGCCGATCACACGTTTATCGCCAAATATCCTGGCGATATAGGAAACAGTATACGAGTAAGTATACTACAATCAGATTCATCAGGATCAGCATCAGTATTCAATGCAAACACAGAAATGGTAAACAACTTTGATGGTGCCCCTGGCACATCAACTTTTGCTTCTGGTATATCTGCATCAAACGACGAAATTCACGTAATAGTGGTAGACTCTGACGGTGAGATATCTGGTACAAGAGGTGAAGTTTTAGAAACTTTCCCATTTTTGTCAATGGCAAAAAATGCAAAGAGTGACGACGGATCTTCTAATTTTGTAAGAGATGTTATCAATAACTCTTCACAATATGTCTGGTTAGCAGGCAAAGGCGATGAAGGATCGTTTTCTTCACAAGCAATAGGAAACAAAAACTTCCTTGATGCCACTAACGGTACTGATTTTGCAGGTTCCAAAGGAGTAGTATCTATTCCAATGACAGGAGGCATAAAATCTTCAGCACTAACTACTGGAAACTATGCAACTGGACACGATCTGTTCGAAGATGTAGACACCATAGAAGTAGACATGCTAATCGCACCAGGTATGGCATCTACTGGTGATCATACTACAGTAGTCAACGATCTGGTTGCAACTGCACAGACACTAAGAAAAGACTGTGTTGTAGTAGCGTCTGCACCTTCTAGAGCAGATATTATAGGCATACCTGCCGTCACTGCAAATGCTAACGCAATAACACGTGCTAATTCATTCACTAGAAGTTCTTATCTCTTCGTAGATAACAACTACCTAAAGGTGTATGACAAGTACAATGATCAGTATATCGAAATACCTGCCGCATCATCAACCGCTGGAATTTTTGCGGCGACAGATGCAGTTGCCGCACCTTGGTTCAGTCCTGCGGGTCCTCGAAGAGGACAGTATTTGGGAATTACTGCACTAAATTATTCACCGACCAAATCACAGAGAGATAGTCTTTATAAGGCAAGTGTCAACCCAATCTCAAACATACCAGGTCAAGGTGTGTTACTCTTTGGTGATAAAACTAAACTTGCTAGACCAAGTGCCTTTGATCGTATCAACGTTCGAAGATTATTCCTTGGTATAGAAAGGGCAATCGCCATTGCCGCAAGAAACGTCATGTTTGAATTCAACGACGAGTTTACTCGTGCAGAGTTTACAAACATTGTCGAACCCTTCCTTCGAGAAATCCAAGGTCGTCGCGGTATCACCGACTTCCGTGTAGTTTGTGACGATACAAACAACACTGCGGCAGTTATAGATAGAAACGAATTCATTGCGAACATCTTCATCAAACCAGCACGTTCAATTAACTTCGTCACACTTAATTTTGTGGCAGTTAGAACTGGCGTGGCGTTTGAAGAAGTAGTTGGCACTGTTTGATCTGTAGCATAGGAGAATAGACAAATGGCAGTCCTAAATATCGACGACTTCAAAGCAAAGTTGAAAGGTGGCGGTGCAAGACCAAACCTCTTCAAAGCAACTATCAACTTTCCTGCCTATGCACAAGGTGATGTAGAAATTACATCGTTTATGTGTAAAGCGGCACAACTACCGTCATCAATAATGGCAGTGGTAGAAATACCGTTTAGAGGTAGACAACTTAAAATCGCTGGTGACCGAACATTCGAATCTTGGTCACCAACAATCCTTAACGATACAGACTTCGTTGTCAGAAATGCAATGGAACGATGGATGAACGGTATCAATGCACACAGTGCAAATACTGGTCTAGTCGCACCTGCGGATTATTCTGCCGACCTAATTGTAGAACAGTTAGATCGTGACGAAACAGTATTAAAGCGTTACAACTTCCGTGGTTGTTTCCCGACAAATATCGGGGCAATTGACCTTGATTACGGAACAAACGATGCTATCGAAGAGTTCACAGTTGAATTCCAAGTACAGTATTGGGAATCCGCGACTACAAGTTAAGGTATACATATAAGAAAAGAGTAGGGCATTCATTTGCCCTACTTACTCTAATACAAAAGGTAAACGAATGGCAGACAATACTCTAAAACTATTTGGTTTTGAGATCAGACGGTCTAAGAAAGCAGACGCAGAAGATAAGAAACTAAAATCTATTGTACCGCCAGTAGATGAGGATGGTGCTGGTTACGTAACCGCATCTGGAACTCACTTTGCTCAATATGTAGATATCGACGGTGACAAGTCAAAAGACAATGCCGCTCTGATACAAAAGTATCGTGGTATATCGATGCACCCCGAAGTGGATGCCGCTATCGAAGATATTATGAACGAAGCAATATCTGGTTCAGAAGAAGGGTTTCCAGTGGAACTCATTCTTGACGATGTTGATACATCAAAATCAATTAAAAACAAAATCACTGACGAATTCAAAAATCTTTTAAATATGTTGAGGTTTACCGATTTAGGTCACGACATATTTAGAAAATGGTATATTGATGGACGACTATCGTTTCATATAGTCGTGAATGATACTCAGTTGAGTAAAGGTATACAGGATATTCGCCCTATTGATTCCTCTAAGATCCGTAAGGTCAAAGAGGTTAAGTCTAAGAAAGACCCAATCACAGGTGCGAAGATTATCGAAGAAACGAATGAACACTACATATATCAGGAAAAACCTGGTCAACAAGCATCAGGCATAAAACTAACAAAAGACAGTGTGTTGTACGTAACATCTGGTTTGTTAGACGCAGACCAAAAGCGTGTCATATCGTTCCTTCATAAAGCATTAAAACCTGTAAACCAGTTACGAATGATGGAAGACTCACTCGTAATCTACCGACTTGCACGTGCCCCAGAACGTAGAATCTTCTACATTGATGTGGGTAACATGCAGAAAGGTAAGGCAGAAGAATACATGAAAGGTATCATGTCACGATACCGAAACAAACTTGTATACGATGCAACAACTGGTGCGATCAAAGATGATCGTAAACATATGTCAATGCTCGAAGATTTCTGGTTACCAAGACGTGAAGGTGGTAGGGGTACTGAGATATCCACATTGCCTGGCGGTGATAACCTTGGACAGATCGACGATATTGTATACTTCCAGAAAAGATTATATCGTTCACTGAACGTTCCTATCAATAGACTAGAACAGGAAGCACAATTCTCTCTAGGTAGATCAACAGAGATCTCAAGAGATGAATTGAAGTTTCAGAAGTTTATTGACAGACTGCGTAAAAGATTTACTAAACTGTTTAGTGAACTTCTTAGAAAACAACTTATACTTAAAGGTATAATTACCCAAGACGATTGGGATATGTGGGCAAACGAAATACGTTATGACTTCGTAAGAGACAACAACTTTGTAGAACTCAAAGAAGCAGAACTTATTCGGGAGCGTATGAGTACTATGGACTTAGTGCAACAATACATAGGTGAATACCTGTCAAAAGGTTGGGTTGCAAAGAATGTACTTCAACTCTCTGAAGAAGAGTGGAAAGACATGAAAGAAGAAATTGAACAAGAAAAGAAAGAGGGAGAGATCCCCGACGATGAAGACCAAGAAAATGGAGATAATGATGACGGACAAGACGATGAACCCCCAACAGGAGGAGACAGTGATGAGTGAAGATAACACTCTAGAGAATATGATCGATTATGCGGCAAATGCTGACTTTAATAAAGCAAATGCAATATTCAATGATATGATCGCACAAAAGATGGATGCGGCAATAGATCAAGAACGCATTGCGGTTGCTGGTAAGATCTTTAATGATATCGAAGACGAGGAACTCGAAGCGGAGGCAGAAGCAGATGCAGAAGAAGTTGATAACATCGAAACTGCCGAAGAAGGCGAAGAATCCGAAGAGGTTGAAGCAAGCGATGAAACCGAAGAGACATCTACCGAAGAAGAAGTAGAAGGTCATCCAGTTTAAATTGAAAATAAAAGATTTAATTTGTATAAATAAACGTAACAATAATACAATAGGTGTGTCTAAATGAAAACTTTTAAACAAATCCGTGAAGCGATGAAAAAAGGTATGCCACCTGGCGACCATGTATATGATAAGAAGATCAAGGGTCACGTATTAATGATACACAAAATAAAAGGTTCTAGACCTTTTGTAACATATATTGATAACGAAGAATTAGATAGATTTAAAGATTTAAATTCCGCTAAAAAAGCAGGCGAATCGTTTATCAAAGCGGCAAAAGGATAAAGAATGAAACTAATTACAGAATATACAGAATCTAATGTGCAATGTCTAGTCGAAAAAGACGAAAAAGGCAAAAAGAAATACATTATAGAAGGTGTATTTGCACAAGCAGAAACAAAGAATAGAAATGGACGTATTTACCCGAAACCTGTCATGGAACAGGCAGTAGCAAAATACGTCGATACACAGGTTTCCAAGGACAGAGCGGTTGGTGAGTTAAATCACCCAGAAGGACCCACTGTTAACTTGGATAAAGTATCTCATAAGATTAATGAACTCAAAATTGAGGGAAATAATGTT